TCAGCAGGTCTTTGGCAATATCTTCCAGGTAATCGGCGGCCTGGTCATTAGCCATCCCCCTGATCCAGTCCGTCCAGCCGGACTCGTTACCGGTTTTGTCGACCAGCTGCGCGCGGTACCAGAAAATCTGCCCGGCGCGTAACCCAAGCTGGGTGTAGTCGGCCTGCGGGTATGGCACATCGGAGAGCAACAGCGGGTCGGCGTGGTCTTCGCGTGGCGTATACTGAATTTCCGTTTTCAGCGTGTCTTCCGTATTAGCCGGGAAAGCCCAGTTAAGCCGGATACCCCAGTTGATGCCGGTTGCTGTAAAGTTGATCGGCTTCGGCGGGTTGCCCACCTTGCCCGTCAGCGATTTCTCCGGCGAGTACCCCCAGCCGCTGGAGATCTCCGCCGCGTTGATGGCGCGCACGCGCACCAGGTAGCGCCCCGCATAGATGCCCGGCACCTCAAACGAAGTGGTCGAACTGCGCGGAACGTTCACCCAGTTCCCGTCGTTACGCCGCCACTGTGCCTCATACGCAATGGCGTTGGGTGCCGGGTCCCAGCTGGCGCGCATCGTCTCAATGCTGATGCCCTGATTCACCACAGAGTAAGAACTGATGGCGATATTATCCGGGGGGAACTGGCTGCCAGGCGGGATCACGCTTACCGGGCGCTGGTCGATGATTGCGCCGGTATCGATGCGGGCATATTTATCCGGATCGTGAAACGCGCCGGAAATGGTAAAAGTGCCGTCATTGTTGTCGCTTACGCTGACCACCCGGTACTGCTGGGCATACAGTTCGTCAGATTCGACCACCCAGACGCTTTCCGCCTGCGGCGTTTCGCTGTAGGCAATGCTGACCGTGACGGCCTGACCGTTAACCGCCTGGATAGTCCGGGCCTGTGACGCGCCGGATGGCAGGTTGAGAATAAGCCGATCGCCCGGCTTTGCATCCGGCACGCGGTCAAGCGTGGTCACCCGGCCATTAACCGAACCGATGCGGCCGCCTGTGACTTTACCGGAGAGCATTTCATCAGCGACGGCGATGATATAGCCCGGCTGCGGGATGTTACCGTCCAGCCCAACGGAGAACGTAACCACACGATCTTTGTTGTTGGTCAGAATGCCCCATCGCCCCTTGCGGTTTGCCTCGCTCTGCCGGGTGCAGCCAATCGCGGTCATTTCGAGTTGATTAAATCCGTAACGCGCGACCAGCGGTTGCTCAAACACGGGTTCCATGGCATCGGCGTAACCGTTGGCCGGGTCGGAATACGAGACCAGCGCCGTGGTGTAACGGGTTTTGGTGGTGCTGCTCGAGTAAACGAATTCACCATTTACCACGTTGGCGCGGGTGTAGCTGTAATCGATATCGCGCGGCATGTCCGCCAGTGCCACTATCTGATTACCGCCCCAGTACGTCATGCCCCGGAAGATGGCGGCAAAATCGCGCAGCACGGTATAGGCTTCGTTGCGGTCCTGCACATAAACGTTGCAGGTGTAGCGAGGCTCAACACCGTTCCCGCCTTTCCCGTCCGGTACCATCTGGTCGCAGTACTGCGCTACCTGGTACAGCGTCCATTTGTCGATGTTCGCCGCCGTCAGACGATGGCCCAGGCCAAAACGATCGGCGACCACGATGTCGTAAAATATCCATGCGGGGTTATCCGTCCAGGCCCATTTAAACCCGCCCGTCCAGGTTCCGGTATAGGTTCGCGTTACCGGGTCGTATGTATCAGGCACACGGATCACGCGCATCGCCGGTTCACAGGAAATCTGCGGGATGCTGCCATTGAACTGGCTGGAGTCAAACTCGATGTACAGCAGCGCGGTGTTCGGATAGCGCAGCTTGGCGTCAATCACTTCCGTGTAACTCTGCAGCGTCATTGTGTCGCCGATTTTGGCGCTGTTGGCATCCGGCGTTAATTTGCGTAGACGTAATGTCCAGGTGGTACCGGCGCGCGGCAGGTCGATACGGTGGCTGCGCTCATAACCCGAGGTGGTTTTACCGGTTACCGCCGTGTTAATCACAGTCTGCCAGGCACCGCCATCTGTCTGCATGCCAACGGCATAGGCTACTGAATTACCCACCAGGTCACCGTCATCCTCCTGACGGTACAGCGACGGCCACTTCAGACGCAGGCGAACGGCGGAAAGCTGTGTGTTGGTAAACGTGCGTGTCCACGCGGTGGCGCTGGAAACCTGTGTGCCCACGCTGATTTCGTTTTCAGACCCGGGCATCCCCTGAATATACGGCTGTGCCTGGTTGCCCGGGCGAAATTCCCACGCGACGCCGCTGAAATTCCGAGAGCCGTCAGGGTTTTCCAGGGGGGTACCATCCAGAAAGATATTAGTGCCTGTCAGCCCACCACCAAACTCCCCCTCGCCCAGGGCGATCAGGATTTTCGCCTTTGCCACCGACTGCAGATCGTCCGGCTGTTCCGTGGGCGTGCGCTGTTTAGAGTCGCCGCCTTTGCGCCCTTTAATATGTTTTGCCATGTTGTGCCCATAAAAAAACCGCCAGGCGGCGGTAACAGTGATGGAATAATCAGATAGGGGTTATTGCTGATCTTCGACGTAAATCCCGGCGGAAATAATCGCGCCACCAATACGGCGTTTACCATAGCCAATGGGTACCGGATAACCCTGTGCGGCTGTATTCGTTACGCCGCCAAAAGCGTATGAAGCACGGTTATCGGCGTCCTGTTTGCTGGCGAGTCCGGGGGGTTGAGGGGATAACATCTGAATAACTCCGCCTGCCATCAAACCAATACCAGCACTAACCATTGCTCCACCAACTGGAGAAGCCCAGCCGTAGGAAAGCCCAGTTACAATGACACCAACGACGACTAAAACGGCACCAAGAATTGTCTGTAGAACGCCTGCTTTCTTACTGCCAATTATTACAGGGACGATACGAATCACTTCTTTTGTTACTGGAAAACCAAGATCATCTACACCAATATTTTTTTTGCCAAGGAACACCGCATAGGTTAAGCCGCGACGCTGACTGGTGATCATAAATTGCTCAAAACCCTTGATCGTTGCGGCCAGAGCACGTGGAGCCTCATGAATAATGCTAATAAGTCGATGATGCGTTTTTCCAAAAGTCTTACCTAAAATACCGCTCAATTCTATTTCAGCCATTACTTCTTGCATGATTACTCCCAAAATAAAAAAACCCACCATTGGTGGGTTGAGTGGTTAATACTTAACTCATTCTAACGGCAAGGGCTTTACATCTACATTCCCGCTTGGATCAGCAAAAAGCCGTACTGCTTTGGTTTCACCGGTTTTGAGCTGCACATAACTCCCGGCGGGTATTGCATCAGATATGCAAAGTTTACCCTCACCTTTTATTGCAACACTCCACTCTCCTGCTTTTAATTTAAAAGTAGCTTTCTCTCCAGGATTAAGGATGGCCGACTTTTCATTATTGAGATACACGCCTGTATAACAACCGCTACCTAAATATCCCTTATCGCGAACAACAATAAGTGTTGAATCAGTGTCTGGTGTTTTGTTTTGATATTTCAATAATCTTTCATGTGGAGCTTGCTTCGCTTGGCTGGGAAGAACGGCTTCAGTTGCACACCCAACTAATCCAAACAATGCCGCTGCAAACAGAATTTTTTTCATATCCTTATCCCCTTTTGGTTTGGAGAAAGGTTAGCACAGAGACTTATGACGTAAAATCTTCATGGTTCGCTCAATCCAGTAACCGCCATAAGGCACCCGCTGACTGAGATGCCCGTAAAGGTGGTGCAGCAGCATATTGCTTTCAAGCAAGATCCCGGCATGGTTCCACTTATTCGACTGCACCTGCATGATCACCACATCCCCCGGTTGTGGCGCGCCGGTGAATTCCCGGAAACCGCACTCGTACCATTTATCCTGGTAAAAATTGTCCGGGTACTGGTCCTCCCACCACGGGTAATCGACGCGGTAATCCGCCAGCTCAATACCGTAGGTCTGACGGTAGTAGCTCATCACCAGCCCCCAGCAGTCGTAAACGCCGAGAACAAACGGGCGTTCAAGCAGCGGAATTTCACCACGCGGCATGATGGTGCGTAAATCGCCTTCCGGCCAGCTGACGATATGCCACGGCAGCGCCGTCAAATCACACTGCGCTTTGTCAGTTTCGCTCGGCTGCGTGGTGGCGTCCGGATGGCTGTGCACGATGGCGGTCACCGTTCCCCAGTCCTCAGCAGCGGCGTAATCCTTTGGCGAGAGGTGAAAATGTTCTGTGGGTTCAGTGGCGAGATTGCGACAGGGGAAATATTTCTCCACCCTGCTTTTCTGTGCCACCACCCCACAGCACTCGCGCGGATATTCCGCCTCGGCGTGGGCCATAATGGCCGCGATGGTCTTTTTGCGCATATCAGCTCCGGATCAGAGAAGTGCCGGGGAAGCCGCCGAACGAGAGTTCGTTATTTTCACCGAACCGCAGTTTGCAGGCGGTCAGTGTACCGTTGCATTCATCGCGGGACGGGTCGTCCCCCGGGTTGTTGTTTTTATCGACATAGCGCGTCCCGGCGTAATCGCAGCCATCGCCGGTGCGGTACTTGTTGCGGATGCACCAGGTGCAGAGAGAGTGAAGCTGGCGAGTCGGGATCATCAGTCCCTGTAAATCCATGGGGCTGGATAACGCGAACTCCACGACTTCACTGGTTTCAGAGGTTTTCGCGTCGATATACCAGACCTGCAGCTTTTCCTGCGTGGCATCTGCCGTCGGGTTACCGCCCGGGAAGTTCCGCGCATCAAGGTACTGCGCCAGGGTGTCGTGAATCGTCACTTTGGCCTGCAGCAGGTCGTCATACGCAAGGCACAATGCGGTGATCGAGCCGTCCAGGTTAGCGACCGATAATTTCGGCTGTGCGCTGCTGCCGCTGGTAGACGCTTCGATACCTTCAATCTGGCACGGCCAGGCTTTATATTCCTGCCCCTGCCACCAGATACTTTTGGCCGGTAGTTTTGATTCATCGCCGCCAGCGGCCACGAGCTCCGCTTCTGTATGGGGAACGTTGTGACTGTGGAAACGCAGCACTTCGCCGGTGCCGAACGCCGTACCGTCGACAGAAAAAAGCTGGACTGCATTGCCCGGCTCAAGTTTCTGGTAATCACTGTTTAAGCTCATGGTTTATAAGCCTGCTCAAAGGTTGCGGAAAGATTAAACAGCCCGGCGCCAAGCGGTGTCGGTGTGTAGGTATCACAGCGGTAGAGGCCGAGAGGCTCAAGCGGCGGACGCCAGTGAAACGACTTCACGCCCTGGTGCCGATCGA